GCACGCACCGCCACTGGTGTCATCGGGTACCGCCGCAGCGGAACCAACAACAGCACCATGGGGTTCCATGCGCACTGGATCGAAGAGGGCGTGAAGGACCGCTACCCAAAGGGCAAGGCCTTTAAGGTTTCGATGGACAGGATCAAGCGTCCGACCATCACCGGAAACGCCGATGGCTTCGCCTATCTATCAGGCGTCAAAGGCTTCCCAGGTAGTGGCACGTTTCGGGCGTGGGCAGATGCCAACCTGCCCCAGATCCGCGACAGGCTGCAGGAAGTGCTCGGCAGTTACGTGGACAAAGCAATCGCAGAGCACGAGCGCCGCCAAATCCGAAAGATTGGTAAATGAGCTCCACCCCGGTCGATACCGCCATCGTCAGTCTGCTGAAGAACTCAGCGGACGTCGCAGCCATCGTCAGCACAAGAATCTACGCGACGCAGGCCCCGCAGGGCGTCGCGTTGCCGGTCATCGTCTACGTCCGCGAGGACGGGCAGCGTGGCACGTTCATGCACATGACAGGCTCGACGGGCTACGTCCGCGCGACCTACACGGTTTCCTGCCTGGCCAGCACGCTTTCGACCTGCCGAAACCTCGCGCGTGCCGCTCGGCGGGCTCTACAATTTGCTACTGGATCAGCGATTCGGCTGGCTCGGGTCGTCAGCGACCAAGACCTGCAGGAGTCGCCTGCCCAGGGCGAGCAGTTGCCCACGTATCGCACGGATTTGTCGGTCGAAGTCACCTACGTTGAGACGGTCTAGGAGCAAAAAAAATGGCAGTCGACATCGGACAGGGCACACAAATCGTCTTCGGAAGCCTGCTTGGAGGCACCGCGGGGTTCAAGCTCACCGGGCTTTCGTGGTCCGGCATTGAGCGTGCCGTCGCTGACGCCAGCCACATGGGCACGACTGGCGGCAAGGAGTTTGTCGCGAGCGAGGTCTACGACCCAGGCGAGGTGTCGGCCGAGGTGCTTTTTGACCCTGCCATCAAGCCGTGGACCGCCCTGACAAACGTGACGACTGCACAGGCTGTCGAGGTCCGGTTCGCGGCCGGCGGAAGCACCACGCAGCTGTGGAGTGCCTACGGGTACGTCACCGGGTTCGAGGCCGGCAGCCAGATGGAAGACATGCAGACCGGCACGGTGACGATCAAGCTGTCCGGCAACGTGACCTGATGATGCAAGGAGGCGCGCAGAATGGCTTTGACTCGCGAGGAGATCAAGGCGAAGCGTGGCGTATTGCCGCGTGAGCCCTTAGACGTGCCCGCACTTGGCGGCACCGTCTATGTATCCAAGATGAACGCCAAGGCCCGCGACCGCTTTGAGCAGATGGTCACGGGCGGCAAGGTTGGCGGCGTCAACCTAGAAAACGTGCGTGCCAAGTTTGTCGTGCTCGTCACCACCGACGAGGCCGGCAAGCCGCTGTTCACGATGGATGACGCGGACTGGCTCGGCGAGCTCGACACGGAGGCTGTGCAGGCGATCGTCGACAAAGGCTTTGCCATGAACGGCATTGGCGTCAACGCTGTCGAGGAAGCGGCAAAAAACTAGAGGGGCGACCTGTGATGCTGTTCCTGCACAGGCTCGCCCTCAAGCTCGGCATATGGGACGTGCCCGCCCTGGCTGCCGCCATGCCCGTCGACGTTCTGTACGGCTGGATGGGGTACTACCAGCTTGAGCCGTGGGGCGACGAATGGCTGCGGAGCGCCGTCAGCTTCGCCCAGTTTCAAAACGCACACCGCGGCAAGAACAAGAAGGCGTCCAAGCCGGAAGACTTCATGCCGGTCGACAAGCGACAGCAGACGCCCGAGCAGATGCTGGCTGTGCTTCAGAGCATCCCGAGGTGACGCATGGCTAAAGGCAATTTCGGACGCGTCAACGTCAGCATTACCGCAAGCACTGGCGGGCTGACTTCGGGGCTTGCTACTGCTGGAAAGCAGCTGGCAGGGTTTCGCTCTTCGGTGGCTGGTTCGTCGTCGATGATGTCTGCGTTTAACGCTGGCGTGGACGAAGCCGGCGTTTTGCTGCCAGACGTCGGCGGTCTGATTGGAGGCATTGCGGCGGCCATGCTCGGGCTTTCTCGTGGTGCATCTATCGCCACGTTTGGCGTCCGCGTCCTGACGGCTGCCATAAAGTCTTTGCTTCTGCCGCTCGGGTTGGTGGCGTTGGTCACAGCGCCGTTCATGGCTTTTTCCAACGCCGCAGAATCACTCGATGCGGCAAGCAAGTCGGCGTCCCGGCTGGGGATGTCCGTCAGCACGTTCCAGACGCTGTCACAGGTCGCAGATGAAGCCGGCGTCAGCGTTGAGCAGATGACCGGCATGATGACCAGGCTGGGCATCCGCGTTACAGAGGCGAGCCGCGGGAACAAGGCGGCGCAGGACTCGCTTTCTCGGCTTGGGCTGACGTTTGCCCAACTGCAAGGCCAAAGCCCGCAGCGGCAGTTTGAAATGATCGCTCAGCGGATCATGGCACTGCCAACTGCCGCGGAGCGATCCGCTGCTGCCGTCGCACTTTTTGGAAAGTCCGGCGCGCAAGCCATGGGGCTGATTGCAGCGGCGTCGACTGGTGCTATTTCCGAAGTGCAGAAGCTGCGGGATAGCCTGGGCGTAAACATGACCGACCAGCAGACGGCTGGCATTGAGATCATGAACGACGCGCTGTCGCGGCTCTCGTTGCCGTTGCAGGGCTTCATCAATCAATTTGTTGCCGAACTGGCACCGGCCATCACGACCGTTTCGCGGCTCTTCGTCCAGTTTTTTGCTACCAACACTTCGGGCTTCAGCATGGCTAGTGCGTTGGCTGCTGGGCTAACGCAAACACTGCGGATAGTGGTGGGTGCAGTCACGTTGCTGACTGGCCTCGTGCAGGTTCTTTCGGCTGGGTTTGGGCTCATGGTTTCCGGTGCCATGGGTGGATTCGGGTTGCTGCTGACTGGGCTCGCGGCAGTGCAAGAAGGCATTGCTGTTTTGCTGGATGCGTTCGGCACGGTCGCCAAAGCCATCATCGACACGCTGATGGTTCCGATAACTGCCCTAATGGATACGATCGCATCCGCTGCAGACGCGGTTGGGTTTACAAGCATTGCTGACGATTTGAGGGAGGCTGCAGACGTTGCAGAAGGCATGACGTCTGGCCTTGAAAATCTCGGCGACACGGTCCGCGGAGATTTTTTGTCGTCTGCCGCAGACTCTGTTTTCGCGGAGGCTGATATCTGGGGGCAGGCTGCCGCTAGCCAATTCGCCCAAGGCGTTGAGAACATGGCCAATCCATTCGCTGCGTTCGACGCTGAGTTTGCCAACGCCCAGCGCGAGGCGTCTGAAGCCGCAGCAAAAAACATCGCGCAGACTGGGCCGACTGCTGCCAAGGCAGTCTCTGATGCCGTCAAGGTGTCCATGCAGGAGCTTAAAGCCTTGGTGGCCGGTACGTCCGGCGGCGAGTCGTTCAGGAACTCTATCCTGCGCGGATCGGACCCGCGGCTTTCTGGCGACGCACCAGCAAAGGAAACCGCAGACAACACAGAACGCACGGCCGATGGCGTCGAAGACCTGCCAGACGCCCTGGCGGCGTCCCTTGGCCAGCAGTTCGGCCTAGCCTCACTCATGGCGTGACCCATGGCAATCACCGACGTAGTCATACTTTACGAAGACGCTGTCGAAGAGGCGAAAGCCGACAAGGGCAAGGTGCGCCGGTCCGGCAGCCGAGTGCTGCTCGCGAAGACGGATACCAAGAACCCAAGCTTTACGGACGTCGCGGAAAGCACGGCGACGTGGCCGGGCCTCGGGAACGCAAAGATTCCGCAGATCAACGACGAATTCCAGTTCGGGGCGTACAAGCTCTACGTTGCCAGCCGTCGGTTCTCTTGGTTTAAGGGAACGGAGCGCGGCGTACAGATCGACGTGCGGTACGAAGGCGTCGACGAAGAAGCAAACCAAGAGGACCAACCAGGCGAGGAGCCAAGCACCTGGAAGCGCATCTCAATCAGTTCCTCGCAGGTGACCGTTCCGGCGAACGAGTCGCGGGACGAAGAGGGCATCAATCCGAAGCCCATCACAAACTCGGCCAGCGATCCGGTCGACGGGCTCGAGGAAGAAACCGCCATTGCAGTGATGAAGTACACGAACAGCTACGCCCCGGACCCGAACCTGCCAGGCTTCTATGACTGGCTGAACACCGTAAATCAAAGTCCGTTCCTCGGGGCCGCCAAGAACACGCTACGCATGACCGGCTTTAGCGCGGACTTTGACGACGCGACTCAGCTGTGGAGCGTCACGGTAGAACTGACCTACAACCCGAAGCAGTGGCGGATCGGTTACTACGATGCTGGGTTCAACGAACTGGTCGGCGGCGAGCGTGTCGTCATCAAGGACAAGGCCGGCAACCCGGTCTCCAGCCCGGTGCCGCTCGACAACACAGGCCAGGCAAAGCCGGTCGGGCAGGATCCAGATCTGCTCTACGCCTACCCATACGAACAGAAGAACTTTGCAAACCTACTCGCGGAGTTAAGGATCTAGCATGGCCAACGAAATCAAAGTTTCCGTCTCGCTGAACCTGTCCAATGGCAACCTCGAGGAGCGGTTCTCGGAGGCGAAGCAGATCGACCAGGCGAAGGGGCTGACC